ATTAGATCAAGACAAGCAAAATAATCTGACATTTTACCAAGGCCCTAATATTGACGTTAGGGCCTAGGTATGCTAAAATAGATGACACAAAGGACAAAATTATGACAAAAGTATTTGACGCAACAAAGTTTAGAAAGAGTATCACAAAGTCTATACAAGGCTTAGGCATAGGATTCAGCGATCCCACAGACTGGATCTCGACAGGAAATTACGCATTGAACTATTTGATGACCAGTGATTTCAACAAAGGAATTCCGTTAGGCAAAGTAACTGTACTCGCAGGTGAGTCAGGAGCGGGTAAAAGTTACATAGCATCAGGTAACATTATCAAGAATGCACAAGAGCAAGGCATCTTCGTTATTCTAATCGACACAGAGAACGCACTAGATGAGAAATGGTTGCAGGCATTGAAAGTGGACACATCAGAAGACAAACTTTTAAAATTAAGCATGTCAATGGTTGATGATGTTGCAAAAACTGTTTCAGAGTTCATGAAAGGTTACAAAGAACAACACGCAGACAACAAGGAAGGTGCACCTAAAGTGCTATTCGTTATAGACAGTTTGGGCATGATGCTTACACCAACAGACGTTAATCAGTTTGAAGCAGGTGACATGAAAGGTGACTTGGGTAGAAAACCTAAGGCCTTGACAGCACTCGTGAGAAACTGTGTGAACATGTTTGGTAGTTGGAACGTGGGACTTATAGCAACCAATCACACATACGCATCACAAGATATGTTCGATCCGGATGACAAGATATCAGGCGGACAAGGATTTATATATGCATCAAGTATTGTTGTTGCAATGAAAAAACTAAAACTTAAAGAAGACGAAGCAGGTAACAAAGTTTCAGACGTAAGAGGTATAAGAGCCGCTTGTAAAGTCATGAAAACTAGATATGCTAAACCGTTTGAAGGTGTGCAGGTCAAGATACCTTATGACACAGGAATGGATCCATACAGTGGCCTAGTCGAGTTGTTTGAGAAAAAAGGTTTGCTAGTACAGACAGGAAACAGATTGAAGTATATTGATTCTAAAGGAAAAGAACATATCGATTTCAGAAAACAATGGACCGGTGATAAATTAGATATGATAATGGCAGAGTTTAAAGATGAAGCACCTGTAGAAGAGGTGGAAGATATTGATGCTCCCATCGAAGTAGAAACAAAAACAAAAACAAAGAGTAAAAAAGAAGAGTAATGATAGACTTTACACACGAGGACATCGAAAGGTTATGGAATTCCATAACACACTACGTTCCAGAGAGGCAGAAACTGGATTGTGCCATAGACTTTATCAAAAGCCTAGAGGACATCGGAGTGGAACACGACGTACTCAAAGGATCTGCAGAGCTTGATCCAAAATTAGAAGAAGCCGTTGCAACTGTGTTCGAGGAAGACGAAGAGTCAGACGGATACGGCGAAGATGATTAATTGGTACAACGAAGTCAGCAGGAACCTAGCAAAGATACCAGACTGTGTGGCATACTTCGACAAGGAATTGATCGAGGCCAGAAAGCAGTGCAAGATATACGGTAACCTGGAAAGGGCCAGTGCGTCACTACCAGGCATAGTGGAAGAGAGATTCAGTCAACTGCAACAACTAGAAGCGATATTGGAATACCTAAACATAGAGTTGAGGAGACTGAGATCAAAGACTTTCAGGAAATACTTAGAAAATTACAACAGAGCACTATCAAGCAGAGATGCAGAGAAGTATGTTGACGGCGAGGACGATGTAGTCGACATGGACAAGATCATAAACGATTTCGCACTAATCAGAAATCAATGGCTGGGCATAACCAAAGGACTGGATCAAAAACAATGGCAGATCACAAACATTGTCAAACTGAGAGTCGCGGGGATGGAAGATGCCGACATCAAATAGAATAATACTCACAGACGTAGATGGTGTACTGTTGGAATGGGAACATCACTTCACTAAATGGATGTTGCAGAAAACACTGTTTGACGAGAGAGGTGCAAGATATCACCCACACAGACTACTGCCAGACAAACAGAATACATACGAGATGGCAGAACGTTTTGGCGTCACGAAAGATGAGATCAGGAAGCACATAAGAGAGTTCAACAGGAGTGCTTGGATGGGAACACAGAGACCGATGCTCGAATCACAGACTTGGGTAAAACTGTTGGCGGCTGAAGGGTGGACGTTCATACCGATAACATCACAGACATCAGACATACCAGCACAGCAGTTGCGTAAGAGAAGACTGGGAGAACTGTTTGGTGATCATGTGTTCACAAATTACCATATACTAGGTACAGGTGCTGACAAAGACGGTGCTTTAGCGGAGTTCCATGATACCGGACTGTATTGGGTCGAGGACAAGCCAAACAACGCTGTAGCCGGGCTCAAATACGGTTTAAAGCCTATATTAATTGACCACCCATACAATCAAGACTTTGATCATCCTGACATTATCCGTGTAAGTAATTGGAAAGATATACACCAAATAGTTTCAGGAAGAAAATGAAAATTTACGTTGGGCACGACAGCAGAGAAGACATAGCATACCAAGTGTGTGAACACTCGATCAAACGTAGAGACCCGTCGGCAGAAGTAATCCCCCTCAAACAAAAACAGATGCGTGACCAAGGAATATACACCAGGCCTGTAGACAAACTGGCATCAACCGAGTTTACTTTTACTAGGTTCTTTGTACCTTACATGAACGACTTCAAGGGGTGGGCGGTGTTCTGTGATTGTGACTTCCTTTGGAAGATACCGAGTCATGAACTTGTAAAATACTGTGATTCAAGCAAGGCCGTTGTGGTTGTGCAACACGATTACACACCCAAGGAAACGACCAAGATGGACGGACAAGTACAGACTTCTTATCCAAGAAAAAATTGGTCCAGCATGGTGCTTTGGAACTGCGAACATCCAAAGAACAAAATACTAACACCGGAGTTGCTGAACGAAGAATCGCCGAAGTTCCTACACAGGTTCAGTTGGTTGGAAGACAATGAGATAGGTTCGTTGCCACTAGAATACAATTGGTTGGTCGAGTGGTACAAAGAACCCAAGGACGGCACACCTAAAATTCTACACTACACAGAAGGCGGTCCGTGGTTTGACGGTTACAGAGATTGTGAATACGCTGACGACTGGAAGAAGGAACTTATAAATCTATTCAGTTCGTAGAATTAAAAATAAATCTTATCTATCTGATTGGCGTTTTCCTTATGCTCGATCACTTCACTATCATTGAATCCTAATTGGAACATGTATTCGTCCATTTCATTTTCCGATGGCATCTCCGGAAACTGCTCATCCTTGTATAGATTAACTTCCTGTATCACATACTTGGCACGTGTAAATATGTCAGGAGCACCATTCATAATCATTATTTCAGCACCCTGAACATCTTGTTTGATCAAATCATACTGGGCGTCCTTGCCAACCAATTGGTCCAATGTTTTCATCTGCCTGATCTCATAGTCTTTGAAAATACCAAACACTGTTGAGCCTTTTGTGTATGTGACCTTCTTTTTGTTACCCTTGTCGATTTCACGCAGATACATTTTAATTTCTCTGTCACTGTCTCCAAGCACAGCAATATGATAATCATTGGTTACTTCTTTTAATCTTTTTTCGTGTTTTGACCCCGCTTCAATGCATGTGTAATGAGCATCGGGCCAAATGAGTTTAACGTTTTTGGTCCAGAATCCATTCCACGCACCTATATCCAGTATCCTCGAAGGCATGAACTCTTGTTTGGATTTCAGTTCTTTCAAATATTGGTACATCATGCTTTGTAATAAATTATATCTGGCCAGGTTTTGATCAAGACTTTGAATCCCAAGGATTTCAAATGCTCTTTGATATCTCTCTTACTGCTACCGTATTTCTCACTGTTGCCGTTCAACTCAATCATCAAGTATTCAACATTTTCTAGAGTTTTTTCCGCACCCTTGAGCACTTCCATCTCTAATCCTTCAACATCTATCTTTATGAAATCCACCCCTTGTAAATCTAAAGAATCTAACTTGTTGATCTTTGTTTCACCTTTTTCCAACAACACCCTAGTGTTTTGTGTGGCGCTTTCCTCGGTCAACTTCACAAATCCGTTATCGTTACCAACTGCTTGGTTGTACACCCTGACATGGTCATGTGTACTTAAATTTCTTGAGAGGCATTCGTAGTGTAATTTGTTTGGCTCATAGCAATGAATGTTCTTTGCATACTGTTGCATGGCCATGGACCAAGTTCCACACCATGCTCCCACATCAACTATGAGATTGAATTTCTTATTCTGTATCTTACACCAATCGAGCAATTTATTGAGACAGGTATCCTGCATGTGAGGATGTCCCTTTTCACGCCATTGTTCTATCTGGGCGTCTGCGGACGGTACCCATATCCCTTCACTTAATTTTTCAATCTTCACAGTATTCCCTTGTCCATCAATATCTCCACTGCCGTACCGTTCTCTAATTCTTCCGGTGTGAACTGTTGGTAGGCTAGGCTGTACAACCAAGGTTCAGGTCCACCGTAGTAGGGATTCTCTATGTCTGCTAGTTCAACGTTGCCCACGTCCACCGCGAAACTCTTGTCATCACAGAACACAGGTATGCCCTCACACATGGCCTCCACTGCCGCTATGCTACAACTTGTGACCACACACCAGGCCTCCTTGAGATCCTCGGATAAGGGTACTGTTGCCTCACTTGGTCCTGATGTACCCCTGCCCCTAGGCTTGTGTCGAAGTCGGATTGGTCTGTCTGTGTATCTCTTGATCTGCTCCATGGTCTCGTTCGTCCAATTGGGTCTACCTAAGTAATTGTGTATACCTGTGCTACTAGGACAAACTAAAACATACTTGCCAGCGAAGTTTGGTGCCTTGATCTTCATTCCAAACTTTTCAAATCTATCGGCCTTGCAATTTTTAATGTAAGGAACGTGAATGGCATTCTTGCACACACGCCAATAATGATTGTCAGGTTTCAGGTTGTTGTTATCAAATCTTCCAAAGTAAGGTGTGTCTGTGAACCAGTAGTTGTGATTACGTGCTTCCAACTTCTTGACCATTTCCCTATTGTTGCCAACGAATCCCCAAAACATGCTGTTGCTCACAGGATCCGTTTCCACAGCATTATCCAATTTTGTAATTTGATCAGGCCATGACTTCTCGACACCGTTGAACACCTCCCATGCCTTGCTTTTCTTATTACTAAATGGTGCGTAGATCGTTAGCATCTATAAATTCCGTTAGTTGTGTTGCCCATTGTTGATGTCCTTCTGCCGATGGATGTGGATCATTTGGACTCACTATCAAGTTATTATCCATGACAAATTCTAAATGACTAACTGTTGGACTGAAGAACCTATCCATGTTTATCGCATTCCTAATGACTTCAAAGTCTGCTGTGCCATTACCAAAATCGTTGGGTAAGGAATTGTACATCACATAAGGTATTCGTTTACGTTCAAAATAATTTTGTAGGTCAAAAACATTTTCTAAAAAATTCATTGCTAAATTATTTTCAATATCCCACCCTTTGTGGCTCCTGATAAAACTAACATTGTCTAATGTCTTCCAGGTACGCCAAGTGAGATCTGTACCTGGTACGCGACCTTTCTTCCAGCCGTCATCCGTTAAGTAGTCGTTCCTGACTGCACTGGACCATCCTATCACAGCGAACACATCCTTGTCTTGATTTTGTTCAAGCCATACCTTTGATGAGAAACTCACTCTCGTGTTCCCCCGACCTCCCATCGCTATGTTGGCAAGTTCCATACCATACTTTTCAGCGATAATTTTACTGGTAAAAGTGTCCACACCGTCCTTGGGTCTGGGAGTCAGGAAACTGCAACCGTTTGAGAATAATATCATAGTAGTGTATTATAACATAATTATTAATTAAATGTTAGCCAAAAACATAAACTCGCTGAAATATTTCCTCGACCGTTGGGAGACGGTGGACCCGGAATACAATTACACTGTGCCCTACCATGATTCCATAGATCCGCACTTCACAAGTTTACCAACATTCGTGGCGGAGTTCCATAACTGCAAAGTGCATACCTGCCCACTGTTGTTAACCAGGGAAAATAAATTAATCACCGAACACGTATGGAAACTGACACACAAGAGCAGACACAAACCACACAAGAGCCACAAGCTCTGGACCGAGTGGGATGACAATGTGGATGTGATACTGCCACCTGTCACTGAATTTTTCCACGAGAAAGACACATACGTGTGGTTACCAGTGGACGACGACAGCAAAGGAAACCCATGGCACATCTGGATCGATGTCATATCCAAGTTCAGGCTGTTGGAGAAAAGATGGT